GAAGGCGCTGATAGAGATAAATGTTTAAAAGATAATCCTGACATTATTAGATTACCATCAGATGTTCCATTTGATAAAATTGGATGGACAGATTTAAATAATCCGGCGCAGCAGTGGGTGAGAAGATGGTTCATTGCTTATTGTAAAGAAACCTTATCAAAGGTAAGGGGTAAATATGAAGGTAACTTACAAGTACCTGACGCAACACTTAAAATGGATTACGCTAGTTTGGCAACCGAATCTAAAGATGAAAAGTCAAAATTAATTGAGGAATTAACGGGGGCTGAAGGTAGATTAACAAGATTAAGACCTGAAAAAGTATTAGAACGTGAGGCGTTAATTGCGGAAAACTTAAATAAACAAAAGAAATTTACCGCAATGCCAAGACAAATTTATGTAATATGATAAAGTCTACATTAGTTAGAAAAAAAATTGGTGATAAAACTTATAATTTTAATAACCATAAAGAAATAGAATATGTTGAAAAACTAATTCCTTTAGTTCCTGAGTTTTTAAAAAAAGTTGTAACCGAATCTTCATATATTACAAATGGTGAAGATTTAATTTTAATCAAAAATACAGAACATTGTAATTTGGTTTTAGATAATTCTAAATCTGACCACCTAATTATTAAATCATTAACAAACGTTACCATAACCCCATCTATCGGAAAAATAGACGAGTATTATGATGAGCTTAACATAAGTAAAGGTGCTTGTGTTGAAATGGTTTTAATTGAAAACAACTGGTATATAATTTCGTCCGATGGTATTAAGTTGGATTAAATAATCCTATTTCCTTTACTTAAATTTTCCTGAGCCCATAGAGGTTGTAAGTTTGTATAATGACAAAGTTTATAAATGTCTTCTTCGGTTTTTGCGGAAGATAGGGGGATTATGTGGTCAATATGAATTTCTTTACCCATCTTTTCCCAAGTCATACCTTCTTTAAATTGTTTTTCTAAATGTTCTTTTAAAAATTCAGGAGTACATCCAACGATTTCAAAAGTTCTATTTTTTTTGGTTATATTATGTTTTTTCAAGTAAGTTGATAACCTACTTCTCATTCCGGTTAATAACTGATAAATTTTATTGTTTTTTTTCTTATTTTTTTCGAAAGAATTTCTTTTTTGTTTGTTTTCTTTTCTATAAATTTTAGTTTTTAATAAAATAACATCTTTATTTTCATTATAATATTTTTTTTTACGCTCTAAAATTTTTTCTTCGTTTTCTTCTCTATATTTTTTTTGATAGTTTAAAACCGATTCTTTTGTTTCTAAATAATGTTTTTTTATTTTTTCTTTATTGTTATCCCTCCACTTTTTTTTTCTTTTCTTCACATTATCACCTTCATAGTTTTTTTCAATTTTTTTTCTACACACTTTACAAAAATATCTAAAACCGTCTTTTGAGGATTTTAATATACCAAATTCACAAACACTTTTTTCTTCTTCACACTTATTACAAATTTTTGTCTCCATTTTTAATATATTCTTTCAAAAGTTTATTAACTAAGGAAGATAAATTTATGTGCCTATCTCTTATAAAATCAAGTATTTCCGGTTCCATTGCAACTGAAACACTTTTCTTTTTTTTGTCGGATTCAACTTTAGTTCTTCCCATTTATTAATAAATATCAGTATATATTAAAAAATTGTTATTCTAAACAATTTTTTTTTAATTTAGTTCATCATCTAATTCGACACTTTGGGATTCTGTTAAAGAAAAATCGTTACCGTCCATTTTTTCAGACCAATATTCAGAATACTCCTTTTTATATTTATCTAACGATTCTTTAGTGTCCGGTATATACCCATTGTGTACTGCAATTATTTTAGAATCTTTATATCCAAGCCCGTTAACATGATTTTTTAAAATTGAGATTTTTGTTCTAATTGCAAAAGATATTTTCCTTCCATTTTTTGTGGCGTCAATATGACTTATACCTGATTTTTTTTGATTACCAAACAAAAATATTAAACTACTAGCCAACCAAATAGCTGTCCCGCCCTTCGCCTGTATTTCAGGTTGACCAAATGGATTATCCGGCAATAAAACCCAAGGTTGATTTAAAATAACTAAAGTATTGTAATAGGGGTAATCTTCTTTTTTTGATTTAGAAATTCTTGAGTGGATCCCCATACCTATTTTATCAGCTAATACCTTAGCATTGTGCATACCCCCACCTTTTCCATCAAATGTCATCTGACAAGGTACTGATCCAATACTATCCCATAAAAAAACAAGATTGAAAGGGATATCTCCCTTTTCTTGTGCATCCAAGATATCATTTATAAAGTCGGTGGCTTGTTCAATAACATCAAAAGAATCGTTAAATATAAATTGACCTTCCCATTCACCATCTTCATTTTTTGTTGCTTCAAGCCCCAATTCAACGGCATGTTCCCAAGACCATTTTTTTTCGGTAATAATAAATACCGGAAGGTGTCCTCTTCTTTGTGCATCGGCCGCGGCCAATATCATTGCTGTTGTTTTTGATGTGTTTGAGTGACCTAAAAACATATTAATACCTCCCATTACTGGTCCTGGCAATCCACAAGCCTCCATAAACGCTTCCCCACAATTATAAAAACTTTCAGGTTTATATTTTGTTTTTGTTGAGAACTTTTTTTTGATGTCGTCAAAATTAAACTCTTTTTTCTTAATTGCCATTATCTTCCCCTTTTTGTTCGTTAATTATTTTTAACATATCTTCAGTCACTACAAAACTACCTTCTTTTTTTAAGTTATATTTGTAAATAACTTCAAGTGTTTCAAGTTTATCTTTAGCATTTGTCATTTTTTCAACCATCTTATCCATTTCTTCCAAATGTTGTGGGTGTTCACCAATACCAACAGAATTATTAAAATAAATAAGAAGTGTCGCTTCGGCTTCAGCCATCTCTGACCTATATTTCAAGGTCAGAGCTTCATACATTTTTTCACTAATTTTACTCATAGTGGTATATATTAAAATGGTAATTCTTCAGATGGTTCTTCGTCTGCTTGTGGATCCGAAACAGGTGTTTCTTCTTTTACAGATCCTCCAAGTTGGATTTCGGCTTCTTCACCATAAACATACTTTTTAAGATCGGAGTTCCAAATCGGTGTTTCACCTACAGCAACCGCCTCCAAGTACTCAACAGGTTTTTTAGAATAAACATCTTTCCAAGTAAGTTCATCTTCTAACCAACCTTCTTTAATTCCTTTATCGGAATGAAGTGGTGAAGGGTCATCATACATAATTGTTTGAATAACAGTATACTCTTTACCTTGTGGTGTTTTTGCCTTTGTTAGTTCAATAATAAGGTCTCTACCATTTTCAGAATCTGTGACATTACCTTTCGCTTTCCAAATAGGAAGAATTTTGTCAAGGACACCTTCTTGTTTATAATTGTGTTTAAATCTCCAAAATTTAACACCATCTTGTTCGTTATCTCTATCGATCACTTTTACGATGTAAAACAATCTTGATCGGTATTGTGAAGCAAGTTCTTTATCTTCTTTTTTACCTGTTTGAATAAGTTCATTGTAAACTTCAGTAAGTGGCGATCTTTCGTTTTCATTTTTATCAGGATCGTAAAGTTTTACCCATTGTCCATTAACTTGAATTTCGTGATACCAAACTTCAACAAATGGTGAAGACCCATCTTTTGTTGGTAGGATTCTGATTCTTTTTTGTGCCGATTTTTCATTTTTTTGAAGAATTGCTGAAAAGTATTTCTTCAATCGGTCTTCTTGTGAAACGTTTGATCTTTGTGATCCGCTACTTGGTTGTGAATTTTTTTCGTACTGAGCTAGTACTGCATCTAATGAATTTGACATAATTTAAGTTTTTAAAATTTATACTCTTTTATCTTCATTAAGTATAAGCCCAAAACTATAATTTGTCAAATAAAAAAGGTGTCATTTCTGACACCTTTACTATTACTTTCCTTCTTCTTCGTCGTCAAAAATATTAAATGTTTTTTTAACTTCGTTTGGTGAAAAATTTTCCACATCATCTGATGTTAAAACATATTCATTTTTTCCTGTTTCTTCCATTTCACCTTGTTTATCTTCAAAAAAATCAGTTAGTTTTTGATTGTATGGGTACGAATCTAAAGATCTTAACATTAGTTTTTCTTCAGGTGTTTTTTGTCTATATCTATCAAATTTTGTTTCTAATGAACTAATCTTGTTCATAATTTGATCCATATTTTCAAGTTTTGATTGTA